TCCAAAACTACAACTTCTTCAGACTGAGAAATTTCACTAAATTTCTTTTTAAAAACAACGAAATCATCTCCGCCAACAGCAAAAGATCTTTCATAGTATTTTATATTTGAAAAACAAAAATTAAGTGCTAGTAAATTAATAATAGAGCCAATAATACTAGTCCACTTAGATCCAGACGGTATTCCGTGCAATATTCTATATACTCGTCCACCAACAACGTGGTAATCTTTAATAACTAAAGAATCAAGGATAGCGAGAAAGTGATTATCGTATAAAAGACCTTCTGGAAAATATAAACGACAAATGCACACAGCCATCGTAATTAATGAATTGCAAAGTGTAGAATCAAACTTCTTCCAATCACCCTCAAACGCAACTTCATTATTAATAAGGAGTGTCTCAAAGCGATCACTTTTTAAAAATGAGTTTCCAATGAACAATGGACCTTTACCCTTTTCAACGAAACAAGTAGTAAGTAAATCACTAAATATTCCACTATGCAACTCAACGTGAAACTCAGGCATGTGGACAGCTCTAGAGGTAATTAAATCGCCCTCACAAATGTCATCCTCTCTTTTATTTCTAGCACCAATAGTATATATACCAGGAATAATTTCTTCTCTAGTTATTACTCTTCCTTGTTTTGTAGCAGAAACAATTTTACTGTATCTTTCTTCGGCTAAAAACACAGCTTCATCCACGCACTCTTCCTTCTTGATTTTATTTAAATAGTGTTCATATCTGTACCCAGGTTTTGTTTCAAGGTTGAAATCAAAATCACGAATATCAGTAATATCAACACCTTTAAATTCTTCAATTTTAAGTTTTCTAATTACATCTCTAATTGCAGTTGACATTAAAGAATAATGCCGTAAATCTGGTGTTACACCACCAAGAAAATTCCTACAATTCATTTGAGCTTGTATAGTATGTCTATTACTATCAAAGCAACCTTCAACAATAAGGTGTTTATCAATATCAAATTCATTAAACTCTTTAAATAATTCGGGGAATTGATGAATAAAATCAGTTGAAATTTCTGGGGGTCTAGAAAATTTCTGAGGTCTTGTTGAAGTTCTTACATCTGAGAGTTCTTTATGTTTAAAAACGTTAAGACCATCAACGTCAAATAGATCACCATCAAACTTATCTCTAGAAATTAGACCATTTTTGTTGAAGACATATTTATAGTTAACACTTTTACGCTTTTTGCGATTCGAATTAGTAAAATCTTTAGAATCACGTATTGTATTAACTTTGGAATGAATTTTCTTGTAAAAGTTTGGAACACCAACTTCAGGATTTTTAAAAGAACTATTGCAATTAGAGCGTAAATAATCACATGAAAGAGAGTAAAACGCTTCAAAGTTACTAACAAGGAATTTCATACGACGTTTTACACGAAATTTGGAGCGACGTAACTTGTTGGGTCATTCTTAAATACTCTTACTTCTTCAACAAAAATCTTATTCAAAGTAGCGCGAATCGCTTCTTTTTTAAGTTTATTCTGAAGCTTCTTTAAAAGCATTTTATCATTAATGTTCTCACGGTTAACGTCACGTCCGTATATTTCACCAAAAATTTGAATTGATTCTTTTCGAGAGACAAGAATATAATTCCGCAAACTACCAGGATCAATAACATTACTATTTAAATTAGTAAGTCTCCATAGCTGGTGAACTTGCTTATCACTTTCAATAAGTTTCTGGATTTCTGAATCACGCTCACCTATTAAGATCTTCACATCGAGCTTAGATAAGTTAGAACGTTCAACAGGAGACAATTTGACTTCATCGTACAAGTAACGCACATCAGAAATCTTCCGATTCAAATTACTTAATTTTAAAGCCATTTCCTCTGGTAAGTCCAGAAGAGATGGAAGTTGTTTTTTTGATTTTTCACGAACAAGTGCGTACTTCGCAGCTGCACAAACCATCTTCATCGATTTTGATCCCAACTGAATCCATTCAGAAGACAACGCGGAAAAATTTAACGCGTCAACATCAGTTTGTACCCAGTTTTTAAAATCATAAGTAGAAATTACTTCATTAAGTTCATCTTCAAACGAATTACCAAAAACACTTGCAGCAACTAAACATATATATAAACTAGACATCTCGTTTGAAATTTTACTTGAAGCAACATTCGGGAATATCATTTCAACTCGAACTATTTTATCGTACAACCACTTATCGGATTCTACAAAAGAATTTTCAACATCAATATCAAACACTTCCTCATTGATGTCTTCACCGTCTATAGTATAATAAAGACAATTATTCTTAAATGACATTTTAATTGGCTTATTACACTTAAGAAATTCAGAAATTGAAGCACCACTACTGAAGTTGAAAGACAATTCTTCATTAAACGTATAATGTGAAGCTAACTCTTTATCTTTAAGTTTATTCAAATATTTTAAAACACTTGCCTTATTGATGTTAATCATATCATCATCTGAACTCACTAATAATACCTCCATTAAAACATTATTCTATTCCAAAAGTGAAAAGTTTAAAAATAACCTCTTCATCTTCAGATAATAACTCAATTGCGAGAGAAGCTATCTTAACACAATATGGTGAAGCACCTTCCGTAACTCCAAATGCGGCAAGACCTCTCGCAGAGGCAAAATCTTTTTCAGCTAAAGCTTGATTGATCATTTCTAAAGAAGAAATTTCAAAATGATCAGTCCAAGGTTCACATTCATTAAATTTTGCTGCAATACATTTTCCAAAACTCTTCTTCTTACCGGTAATTCTACTAGCGAATCTATCTGTAAAACCAGCAATGAAGAAAGATGCGCCTCTACGTATAAAAGAAAAATTTACCATATCACCATCCATTATTAAAAAAACAAAAGTAACTTATTCAATAAAAGGTAAACATTCAAATAAATTATTACTTAGCACGTCGACGTCATCAGAATCAATTTTGTGTAAATTAGCAACCTTCGACAAACATTTATACGCAGTATAACCGCTTGGACCGACAAAAGTAAAAAGAAAGATTTCAGCAGTAGCTGAACCAACTTCATAACATATTCTTTCAAAAAACATATTTAAAAACCTGTAATAAAGACGAAAATGAACATTATTTATACTACCGTTCAAGCAGATTAGGTGAACCGCCTGGGAATTGAACCCATAGAACATTGGCGCACCGGTTAGCG